TTTTCTGAGATATTCTGTGTGTATGTGAAAATAAAGCTGATAAGTAGCAGACACTAATCACATCAACTCTATGTTTATATGAGCCTTTTTAATTATATTCCGCAAAGTGGGGAATAGTGGGAATTACAGAGTAAGCACTAACATTTGTATTACAGCTCCTTATAGGGTTTAAGGATGTTTTCGTAAATGTTATCTGCTAGATACTTCATACAAATAGGTGCAACCATTAGACCAATTCTTGCAAGCTTTTGATTAAGTGTTCCAGTAAGAATATAATCATCTGGCAGAGTCATAATTCTTGCAGATTCTTTAGTAGTAAAAACTCTGTCTTCTTCTGGGTGTAAATGCACAGCAAGACTTGTTTGTAGTCCTTGCTCAGAAAGTGTGTGTGATGCTTGATTCCAAGGCACTCGTCTAGATTGAAAGAACGAATGTTTTGCTTCTGGAATAGTCTTACCCCATTTGATTCTATGTGCAATAACTTTATCATACCACGGCCTAACTACATCATCTCCAACAGATACAACTTTGTCTGGATTTTTTTCTAGTCTTTTCAACCATTTCCACTTTGCACCTTTTTTCATTGTTTCAACAAGTTCGTGTGCCTCTAGTTTGTTTTCATCATTCAGTTGTAAATCTTCTATTGCATCAGCAATAGAGGCAAACTCTTTTTCTGGGTTTGGAAACACTTCACTTGCAACACACATGAATGGCATATTGATTGCATCAAGTACATCATTACGAACTGATACAATAAATACTCTTTCTCTTTTTTGTGGAACTCCTTGTTCATGTCCTTTTAATACTTTATAAACTGTAGTATAACCTAGCTCTTCAAAATCATTCACCATTCGTGCAAGATGCTCTGATGCATATTCCATTGTAAGACCTTTTACATTCTCACATACAATTACTTTAGGCATCATTTCACCAGCAATACGAATCTGTTCCCAAGTCAAATCTTCTATGTTTTTCTGTTTCATTCCATAGGCTGTCTTTTCTTTGCCCCAACCTTTTTTCTTAGTACCAGACATAGAGAATGGTGGACAAGGAGGCGAACCATCAAGTATGTCTAATTCGTATTTTTTAATACCTGTCATTTCCATTATTTGTTGACCAGAAACAGCTTTAATATCACCACAAATATGATGTGGAGTTTCTGGCCAATTTGCAAGATAAGTATCTACTGCGACTTGTTGAAATTCATTGACAAATTTACAATCACCACCAGCAAGTTTATAGCCTGCAGATGAACCACCACCGCCTGCGAAAAATGATATGTAATCAAATAGTTTTCTGTCTGATGACTTTTTAAGATCATCGAGTGTATATCTAAAATATTTCAAGTAATTATTTCCTCGCATTTTTTCATTCATTACTTACATTGTACCAAGTTATTGTTGGATTGTCAAGAGTTATTTATCATATTATAAGTGTTCCTTCAACCGCATGTCAGTATTCATAGCCTTGGTACTCCTCAATAACCTTACCACTGACGCTATCCTCCCTGTATACATCACAATATCCACAGTCATTGCAACTTATGATATGACCACTCTCATCATCATTGAATTCTTCATTATGGCAGTTCTCTGAACCGCACTCAGTACAACGATATTCACCTGTTATGCTACTCATGTTACTTCTCCTTGTTTATAAGTGTTTTCAGCCGCGAACTCGATTATTCTTAAATAAAATCTTCTAGGCTTCCACTTTCTTTTTTTGCAAACCTACCTATCTTTCTTTCTGACTTACCAGCAACTCCTTTAGTTGCAAGTCTATTATCACAATAGGCTACACAAGTAAACCTTTCTCCAGTTCCAGTGATTGGAGTTACTCCATGTACTTCGTTACTGTCAGCAATGATAACAGAGTTGTCTGGTGCGTCTATTGCAATACCATATCGTGGGAATACTAGATAAGCACCATCATATTCACCTTCACGAAAACATGACATTGTAGTCATGCCAGCATTTAGATCACCAGAGTCTACATGAGCTCCCATCTTAATAGATTGTCCTACATGATAACGATTTGCAGACAGTGTAGTAAAAATACCACCACCGACACGATACTCTGGTTCAATGTATGTTTCACAGAATGCTTTCTGTTTATCATATACATCTTTGTTAGCTTTGATAAATGCTTTCTCATTCCATTCTGATATGACTTGTAGTTCTTCCCATTTCTTTGGATTGTCTTTAACCCAACCAGATGAATCAATACCACCAGTAAATCTACCTCTTTTATAACCTATCATCACAGAGTGTATTTCATTAGAGTATGCAATCATACCCCATTTACCTGTACCAGTTTTAAGTTGATATGAGTTTGGTGTTCGTAGTCGATAGTCTACATCTTTGACTAAACCTTTTGCAAGCATATCTTCTTCTAGAATAGGGCCTGAGCAGTTTGCTCTCATTACAGTAGTATCTTCAATAGACATCAAAGTATTTCTTACAGAGTCATCTCCGTATGCATTCGTAATAACATATGCAAGTGGTACATCAGAACCATCAAGTGATAAAACTGGCTTCATTATACCAGCGTCTTCATCAGTTACTTTTACTACTTGGTCATAAGATGTTTCATCAAGGAACTTTCCATTCCATTGATTGAAAGTTTCTTTCTTACCCAAGTCTTTGGTTACTGTGATATACTTCATTGTATTGCTTCTCCTTGTTTATAAGTGTTTTCAGTCCGCAAACTCGATTATTCTTTGACATGAATCCATCCTGTAACAATGAACTTCTCCTCTGTAGGAGAGATAACTCCCCTATGAGTAAATGGAAAGTCAGATGGCCATATCATTGTTAAACCCTTCTCTGCTTTGATTGTTAAGTCTTGATACTTGAAAGCAGTTCCACCTTGATCTTCTACTGTGTTTAGATAAGTGGTAAAAACAAGATACCTGTTACAATAAGGAAATGTTCCATTTATTCGTTCATTATGCCACATAGGATAACCACCGCCAGCAGGATAGTGTTGTATGTTTACAGGCTCAATATCAATAAACTCATATGTTTCTAATACATCATATTTCAAACGATATTCATGGAGGATTCTACCCAACCAATTCATGTATTTTGTGCAGAGAGGCACATTGTGATTTAATACAGAGTCCATAGAATCTTTTATTTCTTTATTCACAACAGGTTTACCATTTTCTCCCAAGATTTTACCCAAATGTCTATTAGGTGATGATAAACTGTAATCAATAATTTCATCACAAAGCGTAGTATCATTCATATACCATCCTTCAATAAAATTGTTACAGTCATTGACAGAATGTAATCTTAGGTTCTTGGTACTCAAGAGAAAAAGTCCTCTAAAGATCCTTGTGTGCCATAACTTTTATCTACTAACCAACCTATGGTGGATACAATCACATTCAGTGGATCAATGAATGACTTCTCAAACTGTGTATCATAGTCAACCATCTTGTGTAAATCCAATTCCTTTGGTAACTTTGTAATAAATGAGAACGCACTACACTGATATAGATTAGGTTGTTTTAGATTGATAAACTTAATCTTATCACCTTCTTGTATGTAAGGATACTTACGACCTAGTTTATTCTTTCTGATAAGATGATTGTATAGTATGGCACCCTTACAATGTATAGGAGCGCCTTTTGCAAACATTTGATTTGCGTCACCAAACTTATCTAGTCCATTGACTGATCGTGGATATGCAATCTCCTCTGGAGAAAGGTTCATAAAATCCTCTCGGAATGTTTGTATGAATGTATTGAGTTCTTTCTCGTTCCCATTCATAATGATGGACAGAGCCTCTCTAAGTTTTGCACGAACAGGTGCAGGAGTAGATGACTTTACAACCTCTAATCCCATTACTTTGAGTTTAGCTTGTTTATATTGAACACCCTCTGAATTGTGTACGTTCAACACATAACGCTTCTTAGCAGTCCATATACCCTTGTCAGCGATGACTTCTCGGGCCATCTGCATCTTTTGTTCGTAACTGTTTACATATTGATGCAAGTCCGTATAACACTTGTCCATAAATGGTTCAATTTTATCTCGAGCCACAGAGTCAAGGAAGGACACAATTTTTTCAGTCTTTTCTCCGTCTGGATAGACCTTATTAACAA